CCAAAAGCTCTACTAAATCTAAATGATTTCTCAGGCGGGCTGGTTAATGCAGTTAATCCCAGGGATATTGCACCTAACCAAATGTCCGATACTGACAATATCATACTAGATGAGAGATCCTCAATTAGGCCTTTAGGTGGTGATGTAGAGCATACAGATATCCCTAGTGGTACAACGGGTAATATTGCTGCAGGCCACGGTGCGTTTATTTTTGAGTCTGACCATGAGAAGGGTAGCTCGGCACTTGATACGGGTGAGAACTGGCTTGTTATGTGTGATGCTATAAGTTCTCAGATAGATCTCTATGATCTTAAAGGAGATTCTTTTACATCAAATATATTTGATCTTGGAACTAATGATGCTGAAACTTTTGGATCTAACAAGTTAGCATTTAATGATAATAGTGGTAGTGGAGCAAATGATACCATTGTAGATGATGATAGTGGTTTCATTGCTGATGGATTTCGTAAGGGAGATATTATTTCAGTGTCTGGATGTACAGATCAAATAACAAATAATATGAACTCCGTTCCAATAAAGAATGTTACAGCAAGTACTATTACTATTAACAAGAGTGGTCTTGTTACTCAAGAAGCTAATGAAGCTGGAACGCCCACACTCACAAAACTATGCAAAGCAGTATATTATTTTGCTGATGAGGGTTTAAGGGTAGCTGATGCTAGTTTTAGTTCTGGTACTCAACCCTATCATTATTCTTATATTAAAAGAACTCAATTCCAGGGACTATCTCTCAGCTCTACGACAGCTTTTGATAACTGGTTTGCAAATACTAATGGATTAGCAGCACCTACACAACTGACAACTACAGCTTCCTATCCAACGGCAGGAACTGGTTTTCGTATAACAGCCGCATCAGCGGCTATAACTGGTGGTGGTTATCTAAATCAGGCATATCAGATAGCGGCTACATTCATATATGATGGCAATCAGGAATCTCTTCCTTTTATTCCTACCTCTAACAATACCTTTACTCCTACTGGAGATGCACATAAGGTTACTTTTGAGTTAAGGGCTACGGGGCCTTTTGATGAGCGTATTACTGGGGCGAGGATATATCAAAAGCTAAGCGGAACTAATGATCCTTGGGCTTTGCTAATAGATATAGATTTAAATAGGGGTGCGAGATCAGAACTAAGTAGTGAGCATTCAGCATGGACACTTGTTTCTGGCGATACAGTAAGAATACAAAATATTGTATCATTAGTACCAAACCTCGAAACGTATGAAATCCTAAATGGATTCCATCCTACTGAGCGTAAGATTTCAATAAGCGGAACTGGGGAAGGATATAAAACAGCAGTTATAGCAAATAGGAGATGCTTTATTGCTAATATAAAGACAGAAGATGAAGATGGTCAAACCGTACAGATGCGTGATAGGATTATGTATACGCCTGTAGGAAAGTTTGATACTTTCCCAAGAAGTTATTTTATAGATGTAGTACGAGGAGATGCTGAGGAATATGTTAAACTAGAAGAGTTCTCAGATAGGCTTTTGGCTTTCAAATCAGAGAAGCTCTATATAGTTAATATATCTGCTCCCGCTCCAGCTAACTGGTTCCTGGAAGAGATCAAAAACTTCTCTGGATGTGTTCATCCTAATGCAACTGTAAAAACAGAATTCGGCATCTGCTGGGTCAACAAATACGGTATCTTCTTATACAATGGCTCCGATGTTACCAATCTCCTTACCAACCGTATAAAGGAGTCAACCTGGCAGACATTTTTTAATGACGCTACTATTCTTGGTTATAACCCAAGAAAGTTTTATTTGGTTATACTGAAGAATTGTTTCTCAGATGATGGTGATGTAATCATATATGATTTCCGTACTCGTTCATTTGTTAAGGGAGCGGCTGCATTTGACTCTAATGTGAATAGAAGTAACATGGTATCAGATTGGAATGGTAATATGGTTACTACATACCAGAATGCTCTAACAGGAGATCAGATCTGGGAAGTTGCTACATCAGAATGGCCTTCATTTACTTCGGGGACATGGGCATCTTCAGATGTTGCCTATAGCGTAAAAGAATGGTCTGATGATATGCGGGATGTAGCAACAAATAATTTCTCAATTACTACTAAGGACTTTGATTTTGGAGAACCTGGTAGGATGAAAAAGATTTACTCTGTAATCATTACTTATAAAAGTGATAATGCACAGACACAACCTATATACTACGCTGTAGATGGATCAGATAGTTTCTCATCTCAGCTTACAGGAAATTTCACAGCGAACACTAGCTGGGCAGTTTTAAGGGCAACAGCTGCAACTCCAATTGAATGCCAGAGTATAAGATTCAAAGTAAAGAATCCTACTAACGGAACTGGATCTACGGCAGGAATTCAAATTAATGACATCAGTATAGAGTACAGAGGAATATTTAAGAGAGCAGGATAATGCAAAGTATAGAACGAAAATTAAGAAATATATCACAACCCAAAACTGCTATCCTAGATCATCCACCTGCATTAAGTCAAATGCTAGATGGAGAACAGGTATATGCACGGGTGGCAGGTAATAATGTGAGACTATATATCAGGCTTGGTGCAAAACTATATTATACAGACTTCTTACCTGTTGAAGAAGTTAAGAATAATACATGGGAGGGTTTAAGCTAATGGCTAGTGCATCAGATGTAAGGTATGCTCAACTTCAATACGAAGACAATCGTAGAACAGGCGAAAGTATCAGAAAGCAGCAAGAAGGATTGGATCAGAAACGAGGAAGAATGGGATTAGGAAGAACTCTTCTCAGCCTTGCAGGTGGGGCAATAGGTTCTGCTGGTGGCCCTATAGGAATGGCAATTGGTGCAGGAGTTGGTTCCTGGCTTGGATCTACTTTAGGAGGTGCGTCCACGGGTAAAATTGATGAGATAGAGAAAGGAAAACTTTATAAAGCAACTGCCGATGAGGCAAGAAGGCAGGGAATGGAGGCTCAGGTATATATGAAAAAAATGGCTGCAAGAGGGGCTCTTTCTGACGCAGCTTCTGCATTCTTCTTTGCAGGTACAGATATAGGTAAAGCTGCACAGGCTGGTGCTACAGGCAAGGTAACTGCACTTGGTGCTGATGCCAGTCTTCTACAGAAAGCTTGGGCTAGTGGATCTGGAGCAGTCGCTGGAGGCGCAGGACATATAAAAGGAAGTATTGTAAATGCAATGAGGCCTGAAGCTACTACTCCAGTCATACCAGAATTAACAGAATTAGAAGGTGGCTTTGGTGGAGATTATTTACAAGAAGGCCTACCAGGAAGAGTTTCAACCAAATTTGGTTCTCCTGGTACACCATTATTATCTCCCGAACAAATTCAAGCAACTGAACAAGCTATGGCATCGGGTTTACATCCATCCGTGGCTGCTGAAACTGCTCGATGGTCTTCTGCATCAGATATTGCTGGTAGTGATATTTCAACTAAGCTGACTATCCCTATGACAGAGGGACGACCTTCCTCAAGTCTTGACCTATTTAATCAAGATATTAGAGGAATGAATTTGGCCTCAACTGCAAGTGATGCAACAGCACAGATTAATACAGCAGGTATAACAATGCCCCAAGAGCTAAGTCCCCTATCAGATGCTATGCAATATCAAGGGCCGTCTATATTAGGGACTCCTGGTACTGGGATGTATGATCCCTCAATACAAGATGTTGCTCTTAATAGTTGGGATCAGTCTGGTTATCTAGATGCATTGGCTGAATTTAGAGCAAGTAGAGATCAATATGGTAGGGTAATAGCAGGAGGCGGGTAATGCCATCACATTTAGAATCATTAAATAATTACCCAACTTGGTATACAGATTACGGGGATACTCCTACAAGTAGTCCTCCCGCAACAAGAGATATTATATATGATGCAGGCTATGACCCTGATAAGGTTACGGCTGAATTTGGTGAGATGTTTGAAGACTATGATCCCACCAGAGAACAATTTGCTCAGGATAGGCTACAGTCACAAGAACAAGCAGTTACATTAAACTATGACCAAAATGTAGCACAAGCCGAAAGAGATCTATCCTTAACTCAAGCTCAGTTAGGATCAGAAGGTTTCTTAGCACAAGCACTTCAAAGAGAACAGGAGAGTTCTTTTTTACGAGATAAGAGTTTATATGCACAACAGGGTAGGGTCGCAGAGGCAAGAGGTATAGCTGGTCAAGAAGTTGAACTTCAAAGAGGTCTTACTCAAGCCGAGCAAGGATTTTCTAGACGTGATTTTTCCGCAGCTCAAAGAAGATTAGGCCTTGAAGAACAAGAAATAGGAGCAGCTGCTGCTCAGCAACAAGCTGCGTTACGAGATAGAATGTCATCTGTTGGTACAGAACAGGCTGAAGCCATGAGAAGAGCAGCATCTCAAGAGGCTGGAGTAGGAAGAGAGGAAGAAAGACTTGCCTTAGCTGAAGCTGGCGCAGAAACAGAATCTCAATTTGCATTAGGTCGCCTTGGAAGAGAGCGAGAAGAACTGGGGCTACAGGCACAACAAGCTGCATTAGCAGGCCAAGGAATAGATTTAGAAGGACGCGAGATTGGTATACAACGAGATCTAAGTGAAGAAGAACGTGCTGAAATTGATATACAACGTCAATTAAGTGGTGTAGAGCGTGATGAAATCGGCATGCAACGTGATATAAGTGATATACAGCGTGGACGATTTGGACTACAACGTGAGACATCAGCATTAGAACAGCAAGAAGCTGAAGCTGGTATAGCTCAATTGCAGGCGCAAATGGGGCAACAAGTTGCGGGTGCAAGACGTGGAATGATGCAAGCATACCAGGCTGCTGAAGCAGATACTTCTGGGTTTGCTGGTGCGGGGGCCAGAGACATAGCTCAACAAAGAGCAATTCAAGGATATGCTGGTGATGCCGCAGCAGGTATACAAGGACTTAGAGCTAGAGGTGAGTCCCTTAGACGTGGGATGGGGAGATTTGATATTGCTGGACGAGAAGTTGGCTTAGAAGAACAAGCATTTGATGTAGGAGCAGGTAGATTTGGTCTTGCCGAAGAAAGGCTTGATATAGGTGAAGGCAGATTTGATATAGCGGAACGTAGACTAGACATAGGCGCAGGTAGATATGATATAGCTGAAGAAAGGCTTGATCTTAAAAGAGGCGGGCTTGATGTTGAAGCAAGTAGACGTGCTATTGGAGAACAAGACTTACAGGCACAAGAAGCAAAAGAGAAAGCCGACCTTGAAAGGCAGCTAGACCAGTATGATGTAACAGCTAGAGATCTCGCAGGAAGAACAGCAGATATACAAGGTGGACTTGCAACTCAACAGCAAAGATTTGCTCAACAGCAAAGAACCATAAATAGGCAAACAGGTGAGGTTGCACAAAGAGAAGCCAGACAAATGGCAGGAGTTGATCTTACTAGACAGACACAACAGACTGGTTATGATAGAAGAGTAAGTCAGCTAGGTGGGCAGTTAAGTGGTTATGACCTACAAGATGCTTCAAATAAACTTAGATTTGATGAACAATCTGGAAGATTAGAAACTCAAATAGCACAAAATGCTATACAAGCCAGAGCTTCACAGGCACAATATGATGAAAGAACAGGAGCTTATCAATCGCAATTAGAGGGAATAGAGGCTCAGTTAGGAGAGGAAGGATTTCTACAAAGAGGTCTTCAAAATACATTAGGTCAAATGGGTGGACGTTTTGCTGAAGAAGTCTATGGACTTAGGGATCAATATGGTGATGAAGTAAGAAATCGTATTATGGATTTAATCCGTGATGAAGGTCTTGATAGCAGTTATCTAACTGGTGGCCCTCAGTTTTCAGAACCTCTTCCAGGTTATGGCAGATATGAGGATGTACCACAGGGTAATGTAACAAGAGGTGCTTCTGCAGGTGCATGTTTCTTAGCTGGAACAAATGTAGAAACATCTAAAGGTAAACAACCTATAGAATCAATCAAGGTTGGAGACACTGTATTGTCCACAGATCTTAAGAGTAAAAATAAGGTTCAGTCTGAGGTTACTGAAACTTTCGTCCATGATGACGCGGATAAATATCTAGTAATAAATGATAAGATTAAAGCAACACCAAATCATCCATTCTATTCTAACGGAGAGTGGAAAGAGATTGGTGAACTTTCTATCGGAGATAAGATACTTCATGTTGATGGTGTAGAGCATAAGATTGAAAGTATAGAACAAATAGATGAACCAGTAACCGTATACAATATAGAGGTTGATAAGAATCACAATTATTTTGCAGAGGGTTACTTAGTCCATAATAAATAGTAGAGCATAGGCTAGGAGAATAATAGATGCAATATTTTACAGTAAGAAATGACCCGTTAAACTCTCTTCTTGATATGCTACCTGGGTATGCATTAGAAATGCGTAGTCAGGACATACAAAGAAGGCAAGAAAGAAGAAGAGTTCAGTTAGCAGAAAAGACACAGCGTGAAGAAAGTAATAGAGCTGAACGTAGCTTGAAAATGGGTGAGGAACAATTTGGTTGGTCAAGAGAATATTATAAACAAGAACAACTAAGAAAGCAGACGCAAACTAAATTTTTAAAAAGAAACTTGGCAGTTCAATCTGATCTAAGAAATCAACGAGATGAATATGCTGATTTTCAAGAAAGCAATGCAGAACTGTTCGATCAATATCAAGAAACTTTAAATGCAAGGAATCTTAGGGGGCAGTTCAAAAAATGGACTGGTGGACTTACTGATTATGATTTTGAAGATTTCTTAACAGAGAAAGTCGAATCATACACTGGAAGAGATCCCATAACAATGCAACCACGTACTATGCCAGGTTCTGAAAAATACGAAAAGCTTTTAAAGGAGTATAAAGAACTACCAGACTTTGATATAGACTATCCTGAGGTTGAATTGCCGCCAGGAATAGATATTGATCCTTCGCTGTATGAGTATGCTATACAATCTTGGAAACCCACAAGAGATGAATACATTAATGAAATATATAATATATTTGGTGGTGTAGATCACATACAATCAGATCCAAGGCTTGCACTTCAAGGTAGGGTAAAGAAACCGAAACCAGGTTATGAGCAAGAAAAAAGAGATAAAGACTATTATGGTTTTGGCGTATGGGATAGGCTTTTTGGGAATTAGTTTAAATGGCAGGAGAATATAATAATGGCTAATGGATATCAACCATCTTACGGTAACCCCGCACAGATGTATCAACGGGGTCAGACTTCCTTGTCTAGACCTACTAGAGATCCAGTACAGAGTGCTAAAGATATGGTTTTCAAATACAATCGAGATCCTAAAAAATATACAGACCAGCAAGCAGAACGAATTGCATTTGTAGCTGCAAGATTAGGATTGCCGTTTAAGGGTGAAAGTAAGGCACTACAGAAATTCTTTTTTGATCTTGTAGACAACATAGCATTTGGAGCATTACCAGAAGGTATGCGTCCAGTATCACGTGGTGAAAGTGTCTATGGTGAGACTGGAGCTGAGAAGGTAGCTGGTGTTGCAAGCTTATTGGGATACGCAGTTCCAGGTGCTATTGGTGCTAGACTAGGTACGAGAGCTCTCTCCGCAGGTATGCAAAGAATCCCAGGAAGAGCTGGAGCTGCTATGAGACGAGGTATGGATAGATCTGCTATGGCAGGTGGGCTTACTGCCGCAGGAAGACCAATTAGCCCAGGAATATTAAACAGAATGGTAACAGGTGGTGCAGCAGGAGCTGGAGCACTTGCCCTATCTGATATAGTAGAAGATCCTTTCGGAGCTCCATCCAGAGCCTTAACGGGTGCAGCCTTTGGTGGTGCATTAGGTGCAGCTGGAGCTTTAGGTAAAGGAACAGCAATGACTTTTAATGAACCCTTATCACCAGGCCCTAAACTATTAGGTCAAGGTGCAACAAGAATTCCTCAACGAGCAGCTACAACAAGTGATGTTGCATTTGGAGCAGGCAGAGGAGGAGGTAGAGCAGCTACTCAGTATATTTATCCAGATGGTAGAAGCATGACTACAATGCGACCAGAGGCTATTGGTGCTGAATTTAGAGTTGGTAGTATAATTGAACAGCCTGGTCAAGTACGAAAGATATTTTTAGAGTACGCTCCTACTAGTGGAAGGCAAATGCCTGGATGGGGATCTCAATTAAATCTATTTAATACTATAAATAGACCACCAGGTTTAGCCGCAACAAGAGTTCCTCAGCAACTATCTATGTTTTAAAATATGGCCAACGGCTACGGATCAGATCAAGTCCGTTCTTTAATAAATCTATATAGAGCTAACCCAAATTTATTTGACGAAGAACATCTAGAGACTTTAGAGCAAATGGCATCCCAGCAGGGGGTGAACTTTAAGCCTATAAAGGATACTACAACCCTTGGCTCTCTAGCAAAGAATTTCTCAGGTGGGT